CCATGCAATGGATGTAAATATATTATTAGGGTAATATCAATATAATAAGAAATACTATTTTATTATATTGAAAATGAGAATTATTATTGATTATCGAGAACATGATTTATATAATTTGATGGAGTCATTTATGATGGGTAAAATGTATTCTTCCAATTTAGAAAAAGAGAATTTATTATTAGGGGATATTCATTTAACATCCGAAAACTCTACACCATTAGTTATTATTGAACGTAAAACAATAAAAGATTTATTAGCATCTATCAAAGACGGACGTTATAACGAACAATCATATCGTCTAGAACATTCATGTGAATTACATAATCACAATATTATTTATTTAATTGAAGGTGATTTACAAAGCGTAAATGGTGTAGAACAGAAATTAACATATAATTCTATGATTTCATTATTATTATACAAAGGGTTCTCGGTTTTCAACACAAAAGACATACACGGCACTATGAAATTTATTATACAAATGAGTGAAAAGATTGATAAGAATTTAGTCAAAGGAAAAGCTCCTTATTATTGGTATCTGCGTAATGATAATACAGAGAGTTCTCAATTGTCTTCTCATAACGCCAATGTATCCAATCCATCTACCGTGTCCGCAATAGAATATGCGAATGTTGTTAAAAAAACGAAAAAAGACAATATTACGAAAGAAAATATAGGACATATTATGTTGTGTCAAATACCAGGTATTAGCGCAAATGTTTCAAAATCATTAATGGACGGACATGTAGATTTTCGTTCATTTTTAGATGCTTTGAAAGAGAATCCAGATATATTGAACGACAAAGTAATTGAGACATCCAATGGGAAAACACGAAAGATTGCGAAAACCATAATAGATAATATTAAAAATTATTTATTATAATTATATTGCTCCAGGTTCTTGACGAAAAATGGGTTTGTATACTTCACGATCTTTATAATCGCCACGTTTTACAGCTTCTTGTGTATGCATTACACCACCCCAATTAGGGTCCATTGGGTTTTTGCTTTCGGGATCATTTTGTGTTGATTTATGGATGAGATCCAATTCTGTTATTTGTCCGATATGTTGGCCGTATGGGTCAAAACCAGTAAATTGATTTTTATTATATGGAGGATTAGATTTAGAAGCGTCTAAATAAGGTACCAACATTTTATTTGTATTTTCCTTGTATGTTATGTTTGGTACACCTGTTTGTAATCCACCTTGCATATCAAAAGGACTTGGACGAGCACGATATACATCTTCTCCTTGTGCGTTATTCTCATGTTGTAAGAATAATATAGGACATTGCATACCTTTTTCACGTTGAATGTTTACAAAGTTTATATATTCGTCTAAATTGTAGAATGGCATAGGATTAACACCTTCAATTATTGGTTTATTTGTATTGTACATTAATAATATATCGTTTTTGCGAACTAATAAATTAGGACAATCTTGAGTGGGTTCAAATGTTTCTATATCTTGTTTTTTATTTATAGTATTTATATTGAATACCCCTGTTACATATAATCCCAAAAAAAAGGTTATTATTAAAAATATGATGAAGAATATTTTAGTATACATTTAAATTAGCACTATATATTATATATAAACAATATATAATGAGTAAAGTAGTCCTTATTTATGCTAATTGGTGCGGTCACTGTGAAATGTTAAAACCAAAATGGCAAAGTATGAAACCATTGTTGAGTGATAAATTATCAGTAGTTGAAATTGAAGATTCTGATCCATTTAAACACGACAAAATCAACGAATTAAATTCTGAAATCAATAATGAAAATATAAACGTTATGGGTTATCCTACACTTTTCAAAATTAATCGTGGCGAAATAGAATATTATAACGATGAACGAGAACCAGAAACAATGGCGAAATTTTTCAATAAAGATGTCGAAAGTCCTAAATTAAAGGTAATTAAATCAAAGAAGAATAAAACAATGAAAAAATCTGTCTCTAAAGGTAAAGGTAAACGCGGAAAAAGTGGTAAAAAACCATCTAAATCCGCAAAAAAATCAAAAAAAGGTAAAACTAGTAAAAAATAAAAATCACACAAGAAAAAATCACATAAATTAGATTAGTAATAACAAATACACATGATATCACAATTGTTAAAATGATATCATGATAATGCATACTCACAATGTAAAAATATTTTTATTTTTGTGTTTATTGTCTGTGTATACGCGTATATTAGTCAAATAATAATTCCGTATTTTTATATTCATAATCAATATATTCTTGCTCGTCAAATAATTCTGTAAACCATTCTTCATGCCATTTTAATATTTGATACCTACGTTCATCACCCTCCATGTGATATAATGTTGAACCAGGCGTAATCGGAACCATGGATTCCATATTACACATTTTACAGCACAATGTTTTATTATTATTGGAAGATAATTGCTTTTTTGAAAATAACCTGTATACCTGTTTACAATAAATACAAGCAACGTCTAATTGTCTGTATTTTTCTAGATATATGGTTGTAGTTAACAAATTATTTGTAGATTCATTCATTTTGGACGTATAATGTTTTTATTTATGTATTGTTATGTTTTATTTTTTTATTCAATTTTTTGATGTTTCGTATGTAAATTTGATACAAATTATTGAGAATGAGAAACAGTATAAAAATTGAAATATAGTATATTTATTAACATACATTAAATATAATACAATATGACCGAACAAGTCAAAAATGAGGAAAATAAAAAGGTAAAACCGAAGAAAGGTAACAGACAAAAAATGATAAAGAAAAGAGAAGTAGAACGAGAATTCAGATTGTTTGATTTTCGCGTTTCTGTTAATAAGCCTTCAGAAGAAGAATTCAAAACGTTAGATAAAACAAGAGACCAAACTAAAATGAATATAATGATGTTCGGAGTAAATATAAAAGGAGAAACGTGTTCCATAGAAGTAAATAATTTTAAACCATTCTTCTATATCGAAGTTGATAATGTATTTGATGCAAAAAAACTAACTAATTTGGAAAATCAAATTGGAAACGCTTTAATTGATTCATCTGAAAAAAAGTCGTCATATTTTAATAAATCATTTACATGTTCGTATGTTGAAAAACACAAACTATATGGTTTCGCAAGTGGTAAATTATCAAATTTCGTTCGAATTACATTTAAAAGTCAAGCATCTTTTAACAAAGTCAAAAATTTATGGACTTATAATAATAAAAATAAACCACGTTATAATACGTCAAAAGATAAAAAAATAGAAATATTAAATAAAGTATATGAATTCACGAAATATAAATTGTACGAAAGTAATATTCCTCCCCTTTTACGTTTCTTTCATATTCACGAGATTTGTCCTACTGGATGGGTTAGGGTAAATTCAAAACCAAATGATTTGCTTGATACTAACTGCAAATATAAATTTGAATGTGATTCAAATAAATTAATCCCATTAAATGAGAAGGAAGACAATGTTCCTTTTAAAATATGTAGTTTTGATATTGAAGCGAGTAGTAGTCATGGCGATTTTCCTGTTCCTATTAAAAGTTATAAGAAATTGGCGATGAATATTGTGGATGGTTTCAAAACACAGCAGGTCTCATTAACAAATGATAATAAAAAATATAGTTATTTGAAAAACATATTATATGCTGCATTTAGTTTTGGAAAATGTGAAAATATCGATATTGTGTATTTGAAAGATCCTAATCTTAAAAACAAAGATACCAATAAACCTAAACCTGAAGTTAAAAAAAAATATATAGACGATGCTTTGGAAAAAATTAAATGTAAAGCGTTATTCAAAGTAAAAGATTCCGACAAAAAATCAAAAAATAATGATGATTCTAAACCAGCGACTATTAATGATATATTAAATAGTGTCACGGATAGTAAACGTGAATACATAGAACAAGCAATTAATTCTACCAATACAATTCTAGACGACGATAATGATGAAATCAATACCGATTGTGATTTTAATCAACAATCATTCAATACGGAAGGTATTTTGGAAAAAAAAACAACGAATAAAAGTGTAACAGATAAAAAATCAGTTCGAGATAGTTCAGTATTGGAGATACTAGATTTTGATAAAAAATACACACGAGATGATAGAATTACTATAATGGATCATGTATTATGTAGTTTATTGCCAGAATTGGAAGGTGATAAAGTCACTTTTATTGGTTCAACATTTATGAAACATGGAGATACTGAACCATATTATAATAACTGTCTTGTGGTTGGTGGTTGTGACGATGTTCCTGGTGCTGATATACACTGTGTTAAAGATGAAAAAGATATTCTATTGGAATGGGCGAAACTAATACAAGAAGAAGATCCTGATATTATTATCGGATACAATATATTTGGTTTTGATTATGAATTTATGTTTCGTCGTTCCCGTGAAAATGAAATTTCCAGGAAATTTTTAGAATTGTCTAGATTAAAAAGTAGTATGGGACATGGCGTATGTGGTAAATTAGATAAAACAGGACAACATGTTGAAACTATTGAAAATAAACAACTTGTTATTGCAAGTGGAGAATATGATTTGAAATTTTATGATATACCTGGTCGCTTACAAATAGATATGTACGCATATTTTCGCCGTGATTTCAATTTGTCATCGTATAAATTAGATGATGTTGCAGGTGAAAATATTAGTGATACAATTAAATATGTTGAATGCTGTGAAGATTCATCTGGAAATCCAATCACCGAGTTATATAGCGGTAATATAACTGGTCTGCATAAAAATGATTATATTCATTTGGAATTGGTTACTTTTACTGTCGATTATTATGCTGGTGGAAAAAAATTTAAAGTAATGGATATCTACAAAAAAGAAAATGACGGAAAAAAATTCAATGTTATTGTGATTGAAGGACATCATCATTTTGAAGCGAAAAAAAAGTTGAAATGGGGCATTGCAAAGGATGATGTAACGCCACAGGATATTTTTAGATTAACAAATGGTAATGATAGTGATCGTGCTATTGTTGCAAAATACTGTATTCAGGATTGTAACTTGGTCCATCATTTGATGCGAAAAATTGACGTAATTACTGGATACATAGAAATGTCAAATATTTGTAATGTTCCTATTAGTTTCTTGGTATTTAGAGGGCAAGGTATCAAACTTACTAGTTATGTAGCAAAAAAATGTCGTGAAAAAAATACACTCATGCCGGATTTAGACAAGGGTCCGAGTGATGGTGGCTATGAAGGAGCAATTGTATTACCACCCAAGTGTAGCATGTATATGGATAATCCCGTGGCTTGTGTTGATTATAGTTCGCTATATCCATCATCCATGATTAGTCAGAATTATAGTCACGATAGTAAAGTATGGACGAAAGAATATCACTTGGATGGGAGTTTAAAATGCGAAACAGGTGAAAAAGATGACAACGGTCAATATAAATACGACAATTTGCCCGGATATCAATATATTAATACAGAATTTGACTTGTATGAATACCGTAGAAAAAATGAAAAAAGTAAAGCAGAAAAGACAAAAGTTGGTAGGAAAATATGCCGTTGGGCTCAACTACCTAACAATGGACGTTCCATTATGCCTGCTATTTTGGAAGAATTATTAAAAGCACGTAAAGACACGCGAAAAAAAATTAAAACGGAACCCGATCCATTCATGAAGAATATTTTGGATAAAAGACAATTGGGATACAAGGTTACAGCCAACTCTTTATACGGTCAATGTGGTGCTAGAACTTCTACGTTTTATGAAAAAGATGTTGCTGCATCAACCACAGCAACAGGTAGACAAATGATTATATATGCTCGTGGAATGATTGAAACTATGTACGGAAATCGTATTGTTACTTTAAAAAATGGCGAAAATGTACGAACATGTGCCGAATATATTTATGGAGATACGGATAGTGTGTTTTATACATTCAATTTGGAAGATTTGGAGGGAAATAAAATAGTCGGTCAACGAGCATTGGAAATGACTATTGAATTGTCTTTTGAAGTAGAAAAACTATCTTCCGCATTTTTAAAACCACCCATGTATTTGGAATATGAAAAAACGTTCATGCCATTTGTATTATTATCAAAAAAACGTTATGTTGGCACATTATATGAAGATGACCCTAACAAGGGATATTTAAAATATATGGGGTTGTCACTCAAGCGTCGTGATTCTTGTGATTATCTCAAAGATACATATGGAGAAATTATTAATATTTTGATGCAGACCAAAGACGTTAAGATCGCAATAGAATTTTTGAATAATTCATTACAACGATTAATTAAGGGAAACGTTCATATGGATAAATTAGCAATCACAAAGGCATTACGTAGTGATTATAAAAATCCACAACAAATAGGACATTGGGTTTTATCTGATAGGATTGGTAAACGAGACCCAGGTAATAAACCCAAACCTGGTGACCGTATTAAATATGTATTTATAACCAATCCCGATAAAAAAGCTCTCACTGGAGATAAAATAGAAACGCCAGAATTCATTACACAGAACAATTTAACCATTGATTACGCATATTATATTACTAATCAGTTGATGAAACCATTACAACAATTATTTGGATTAGCAATTGAAGATATTTGGAATATGCAAAAAAAATACAATGCGATAAAACGGCATCGTCAAGAGATAATAAAATTACAGGATATTCATCAGGACGATATCGAAAATTTCATGAAAGCACGTGAGAAAGAATGTTCCAAAAAAATAAAAGTACTATTATTTGATAAAACGCTAAAAGACATTGAAAATAAAATAAATAAACAAACAGAACTGAAATTTAATTTGAAAGACCAAATGTATACCACAAATATATGTGATTCATCACAAAATATGATTTACAAAACAAAGATGTTTAAAAATATATCCAATATTAACACAAATAAAACCAAATCTCAAGAAAAAAAGAAAGTAAATGATTTCTTTACTATGTCACAAATAACGTAATTGCCTTCATTTGTAAATCATGTAAACAATATTTTTTATATGATTTTTATTCGGTGTAATCAAAATCAATCTACTTCATCTATTTCTGGATCCTGAATTGGATATTCATTTGTGGAATTGTCTGAATAGGTGGTAATTGGTATTTCTAAAGTTAGTATGTGCGAATTTATTCCATTCTCATTAATCTGACTGTTTAATAAATTAGTCATTATACTTTGTATATAATTTGTTGTTTGATTAATAAGATCGTCAGTTGATACATTTTCTATATTGACAGGAGTTATTTCACTTTCAGTAACAGAAGTTGTATTCACCGGACTATTGTTACGTATTGTATTATCTGAATTATCAACAATATTCGGTATATTATTAGAAACATCATTGGTACTTGGTCGATAATCGCGAATATCATAACGACATACAGGGCAACGCACACTGGAATTAAACCAATTATTGATCGCAGAAGTCCGAAATGTGTGTCTACAATGTATTATTTGTGTTAAAATTTCATCATTCTCAAATTCTTCTATCGTTATGGGACATGTTGTATTTATTGTTGGCACTTCACTATTATATGTAATAAAACGTGTTGCATTTTCTATTTGTTGTTGTGTTGGACGCACTATTACATTTTCAAAAACATTTGTAAATAAACCTTGTCGTATATTATTTGGTGTAAAAAATGTGCTATTCATTCTTTGCCACGCGTTTCTTTCTGTGTTCGTTTGACGTGTTGTACTTCTTCCAAATGTATTTGAAAATGGTGTAGAATCAAAATCAAATGGAGAATTATATCTCGTGTTTGAATATGTATTATTTTGTCGACGACTATTTGTACTAGTTAATAATAATCGTAAAATGTTTGTTAATGATCTTATATTGTCTTGATATAATGACATATTATTATTGTAATTTAAAATTAAATTTTGTAACAATCTTCTAAAATCTTCCAATTCAATATTATTATCTCGATTCGTATTAATATTTCTGTTATGATGCCTTGTATAGAAATTATTTACAGGTATATTCTGATTATTTATACTTTGTGTATCTGTATTCATGTTTCTAATATAATCTCCTAATAGTTGTATTAATTGTTCTCTTGTTGTATCGTCATCATTATTATTTTCCATTTTAGTCAGTATAATAATGTATATAAAGATATATTTATATCATTTGTAATGGAAAAGTATAAACAAATTGTAGTTACCGGTTTAAATAACATGGGTAATACATGTTATATGAATACATGTTTGCAAATTTTAAGTCACATTTATGAATTAAATTTATTATTAGATAGCAATATTTCTTTGAGTAATAGCAACGAAAGCATTATAACAAAAGAATGGATTAATTTGAAAAATGTAATGTGGTCCGGCGATGGCGTCGTAAATCCCAAGAGATTTTTACATTTTTTACAAAAGGTTGCTAAAAAAATGAATCAGTCCATTTTTATGGGATTCGACCAAAATGACTGTGATGAATTTTTCATGTTTATCATTGATTGTTTTCATAAATCTATCGCTCGGTCTGTTGATGTAACATATGAGAAAACCGATAATATTGTTAACAATAGCTGTTGTGAAATGATAAAAACATTTTATAAAAAAGAATATTCCGAAATATTAGATATCTTTAATGGTATACAAGTATCCCTTATTGTTGGTAAAGATGGTAAAATAAATAACAGTTGTCCGGAATTTTTCTCCACTCTGAATTTACCTGTTGTATTTGAGAATAAAATTATTAATAATATTTATGGTTGTTTAGATGCATACTTCAATATGGAATTACTAAATGGTGACAACATGTGGTTCAATGATGAAACGCAACAGAAGCAAGAAGTAATACGTTGTTATAAATTATGGAAATATCCGAATATATTAACTATTGTTTTAAAACGTTATCATAATGGTTTACGGAAAATACAAAATGTTATCGATTTTCCTTTGGAAAATTTGAATATGGGAAAATATAGTTGCTATAACAATGGAGATGTCTTATATGACTGTTTTGGTATTTGTAATCATAGTGGCAATGTAATGGGAGGACATTATACATGCTTTATACGTAAAACGAATAATAAATGGTATTTATTTAATGATAATGTTGTTTCTCAAACAGAACCCAAACATCTAATTACAAATCAATCATATTGTCTATTTTACCGAAAAAAATAATTTTATTATATATATAACATTAATACAATGAAATCTTTTTTTAGTATATTTGAATATAATGATCCAGATACAACTACTCCGCCTGAAGAAGATACAAGTACTCCGCCTGAAGAAGATACAACTACTCCACCTGAAGAAGAAACAACTACTCCGCCTGAAGAAGAAACCACTACTCCGCCTGAAGAAGAAACCACTACTCCACCTGAAGGAGAAACAGAAGTAGTTGAATCCGGTGAAAATGGGGAACTCACAACTGATGAGAGTACTACAACTACAACGACCAATATTTGGAAAGACAAAATTTTCACCACTACAAATATTAATTTATTTATAGCTTTTATTTTCACATATATTGTTGCTTATGTTGTTTTAGGAATATTCATCCGTGGTAAGTCAGATACCAATGTAACAATTAGCTATATTATAGATATTATGGTGACAATTATATTATTAATAATATTGGTGACATTTTATTACAGTTTAGACGAGGAATCCCAATTAGAAGTATTAAAACAACGTTGGGAAGATACAAAAGATTACATTGAATCTGATTATTCTATAATATATCAAGTTGGATTTATTCTCATGTTTTACACAATCATTTATTTATTTAGAATACCCATGTCTGGTGGCACCAAACCCACTGTTATATTTTTAATTGAAACAGTTGCCTGGTTATTACTATTATTTATATTAACAGCAAAATTCTTCAACATTGCGTTTGATGTATCTCTATTTGATGACATGAATAAATTATTTCGTGTAACACCAATTGCTGAAACACCCGCCGCTACTGTGAATACAGAACAACCCAAACCCGCAGATAAGAAAGAAGTATTCAATATTTCAGGCAATACATTTACATACAACGACGCACAAGCAGTATGTAAAGCATATGGTGCTGATTTAGCAACATACGACCAAATAGAAGACGCATATAATAATGGTGCTGAATGGTGTAATTATGGCTGGTCTGCTAATCAAATGGCTTATTTCCCAACACAAAAACAAACATGGCAAAAACTCCAAACAAATGGTAAAAATAAAAATGCTTGTGGACGCCCCGGTGTAAATGGAGGTTATATGAGAAACCCAAATATTCGTTTCGGTGTGAATTGTTACGGCACAAAACCCGAAGCTCCAAAATGCGCTCTTGATAAATTGTCCGAAAATGGACCTTTTATTCCATTAACAAAAGAAGAAAAAGAAATTGAAGAGAAAGTGCAATACTGGAAAGACAATATAGGTAAATGTAATGTTAGTTCATTTAATTATAATAAATGGAATTCCGTCTAATAAATATATTTATATTATATAAATATGTTTGGCAAAATGACCGAAACCATAATAAGGAGAATAACTACAAATAAAATAACCATGTTATTCACATTATGTATTTTGTTTACTATGATATATATTTTTTTAGATGATTCACACTTCAGTGGGTTAAATAAAATACAAGAAACAATTAAAGATGAATTATTAAAAAAAGAGGTAGAAAAAGAAGTTGAAAGAGCTTCTACTGAACCTTTTGTCGTTTATGAAAATTACGAAACAAAAATAAATGATATTGAGAAACAGATGAAAATAGATGAAACTACCCAAGATGTCAAGAAAAGCGTTGAAGAACAGGAGTTAAATCCAGAACAAATTAAACCTTCCATCTTTCAAAAATTATTTAATCGCCTGTATTTTTCCATTTCAACTGGATGTTTACTCGGGTTTGGTGATATTTATCCCATTACAAATGCGTCAAAAACAATTGTAATAGCTCAAGCTTTGTCTACTATCGCATTGATTATCTCATAATCGCATAATTATCTCGCTTTTCTTGTTTTGGCATTATTTTTATTGCCTTTTGGAACGATCTTAAATGTTTTTGACAATGTAATAATTTCCTTCATTTCTTTCATATTTAGTTCCGAATTATGCGTTGTTAATAATAATAATTTATCAAAAAAATCATTGTGAATAATGCATGGAGTTCTATCCTCATTTGTACGTATTTTTTGATATCCCCCATACATATTATCATTTCCATTCCCATTCATACATAATCCTAACGGACATCCTAAATTTTGTAATCTTTCCATAATATCGTCTATATAATAATATATATTATATACACAAATTACTATTTTACATCAAACTCGCTTTAATTCTTCTATATGTTTTACATTTCTATTGTCCTTTAATACTTTCATTATTATTTTAATATGTTCTTCATTTGTTAATACCTTATGAAGACATTCTTGAATATATGTAAATGTTAATGGTGAATACTCTTTACGTTCTATATACTTGATTTTGTCGTCCATGATTGTGATTGTTGAACCATTCGTTTGTTTCAAATAATTACAAATATTTTTCGTTAATACATTTTTATGTTCTCGAATTTGTTTTTGCTTTTCCATTAATAAACGATTCTGATTATCCAATTCGTTCCATTTTTTTATATTCTCAATAATGTTTTTTTGTTCCATTAGTGTTCCATTCATTATATTTTTATATTATTATATTATTCATTTGTTCTAAATGTAGTGGAATATGTGACATGATATACATATATCGCAATATGATAATTAAAATGATGAAAATCAATATACAATATACGCAAATTATTACTAGATATATATGAACTTCATTGTATATCCATTCCATTAATGGTTTAGTTATATCTTTAATATCTTTACGTATCGTTTCATCTTGAAATGATTGAATGATTAATTCGCGAAAATTCATGCTTATATGATTTATTTGGGCTATATTAGCATAAAAATAGATTAAAAAAATAAAAATTAAACGATATATGCGTTATAGAAACAAATGAAAAATAATTGTATTTTATATTATGAGTTCTCAAATTTGGGAGTGTAATAACTTTCCGGTTGACAAATTAAAATTAGCAAATCCCGTTGCACGTAGTGGTGGTTCATATTTTATCCGTTTTAGTATCAATAATGAACCTGTTTATATACAACCACCAAAATGTTTTTCAAGACAAGGTATTATCCAATCAAATCGCAAATATTATATTGACCTCCGTTTTAATAATAATAATGTTGATTTTATGGAATTTTTAGAAAAGATTGAATCCTATTGTCAAAAATACATTTATGATAATCGTAATGAATGGTTTGAAGGAGACTTGGAGTTAAGTGACATTGAAAATTATTTTACTCCTCCAACTAAATTATTCAAATCCGGTAAATATTATTTAGTACGTTCCAGTATTCCTTCCGTTTTAGGAAAACCACAAATTAATATTTACGACGAGCAAGAAAATGAGGTCTCCATCGAAAGTATCAACGAAGATACCCAACTCGGCACCATTTTAGAGATACAAGGTATTAAATGTTCGGCACGCAGCTTCCAGATTGCTATTGAAGTAAAACAAATGTTGAAAATGGAAGTCATGAACATGTTCTCAAAATGTCTATTGACAAAATCAAAATCAAATGCATCCCCAAAAGAGGAGAATAATGCTTCTGATGATTTAGAAGTAAACCCCGTTCCTGAAATGATTGTTTCTGAAGATAATAATATTGTAGTAAATGAAAACACTCCAGATACAATTGATGAGTCAAATATTGTGGATAAAATAGAGAATACAGATGTATCAGAAAATACAATAATTCCTATGCCGGTAGAAATTGATAATGATATTTTAGCAAATTCATTGGAAAATCACGAAAATAACACAGAAGTTATTACAGATGATAATGAAATAAATAATGATGACGACACTTTAATGTTTGACGAAGAAAAGGAATCTGAAACTGAAAATCGGGAACCTGAACCTCAATCTTCTGAATTAATCGCTGAAAATACTGATACACATTTATTTAGTGAAAATTTGAAAGAACTTGAATTGAATTTTGATGATTTAGAAAGTCAAGAAGAAGTACAAATCAACGAACGCAAAGATGTCTATTATAAAATGTATAAAGACGCACGCAAAAAGGCGAAGATCGCGAAAGATTTGGCACTTGCATCTTATTTAGAAGCACGAAATATTAAAAATACATACATGTTAGAATCTATCGATGATAGTGATAGTGACGAAGAAATCGCATCTTTAGAACAATAGATTTAGTGTATTTTTGCGACATTAGGACGAGGGATAGGTCCATGGACGAATAATTTTATTTATTAAAATTTAGATGTTTTATAAATTGTGGGTCGGCGCATGGTGTTCTCTATTTGATTATTAATGTAATTTACAAAATAATTTATCCAATGTTTATATATAATGTTAAAAGAAATACAAAGCGGTTTCTCAAAATTCTTTACAACAGAACGTATTATCATGTTTGCTGCCTTATTTGTGTTAGGCTTCATGTTATACTCATACGGTAACAACAAGTTTGGTGTCATGGATAGCATGTCTAACTATGCTATGCAAACAAGTTCATCAAACATTACTCAAGGTGAAGACGAAAAAAATTTGGATTCTGCTGAACCCAGTGCCAATGAATCATCCACCAACGGTGCTTCTAACGTAGCATCTCCCGAAGATCTTTTACCTACTGATGCCAACTCACAATGGTCTGCGTTAAACCCCAGTTCCGTCGATAAAACAAAGGGTGTTGCTGCCCCTGATCTTTTACAAGCTGGATACCATATTGGTACAGAAAGCCAATGCTTGCGTAATGCTAACCAACAATTACGTCCAGACCCTGTCATCTCAAAACAAGACATTGGACCATGGAACCAGAGCACTATTGATTGCGGAGACAATATGCGTAAACCACTTGATATTGGTGCTTAAATTTTATAATGATAAATATAATAATTATTGTATTATATTTAGTTATGGGTTTAATTAATTACAAGAATCAATGGGCCAAGGTTTTTTTCTCAATACTTTAATATTTTTTCCAGTTATTTCTACAAATTCATCTATTTGGTTTGCTGGAAGTTCATCTAAACTTTTGTAAATGTGATTAGTATTCCCCTTCGGTTCAAATATAATAAAATATTTATTATTTTTATAATTGTCATCTTGGAATTTTATATTACTGTAAGTTTTGAAACAAAAATTATCATTATCCTCTATATAATAGTTTTCTTTGTCCTCAAATTTTGGAACTGATTTGTTATTATAATTATATTTTTGTCGAATATCGTTCTCAAACTCTTTGAATGGATCTATTGAATTTTTAACTGTATTTTTTTGTTGTGATTGGGACTTCGACTGATATTTTTTAAATTGGTATTTTTCCTCAAAAGGTATCAATATAACATCATTATCTATGCCGTTATCACCTTGTAGCATTGGTGCTCCTTCAATATGCTTCTCCGTTATACAAATTTTGATCAATGGATTACTACTATTAAACATATTGGCAGATCTACCGAAATATGGTCTATATTTTTTTTTTTCGTCATCATTCCCATTTAAAGCGTTGTTCCAATATTGTTTTGCATCTGTCACAATGGTTTTTGCGACTGCTTCTTTTCCATGTAATTTGGATTGAATATTTGATATATTTGATTCATATGGATTTGATTCATATGGATTAAAAGTAGCATTTATTATTTTATTACATTGTGTATTAGCTTTGTTTTGTTTCATTTTTACTTGTTCGTCAGGACTATTTATAAATTTTTTCCATTCTTTTTGTGCTTTAGTTTCAAAAGGATTAAAAAATCCACCAGATTGTTTCTTTCCTTTTTGGCGGATACGTTTGGTTTTACGCAACGTTTTTTTCGCCGCTTTTCGTTTTTTTATTTTATTTGTTTTGATATGTTTTGCCATTATATAATATCTAAATATTATAATACATTTAGATATTTCATATAAGTTGATTATGTGTATATTGAAAATACATTGTTAAAATATATTATAATTTTCTAAAATCTAATTATAATATAAAATGAATAATAATGATACATTTAGCTATTTCATGTTAGGAATGGTTATATTAGGTTCCCTATATTACTATTTTGAAAACTATAATGAGTTTGATTTAAAATGTATTGTTTCTCAACACGACGGAAATAAGTATTGCGTTCGTGAAAGAAGCAAAATTAAAGATGCCGCTGATTTATTGGCGAAAGTTACCGAAAAATGCCAACAACTCGCAAAATACGTGGAACAAAAATATCCCGACAATGATAATGTCAAACGACTTTGTAAAGGTTTCAAAAAAACGGTCATCAAAGAAACATTACCTACTAGCAAATATACCGCATACAGTGAAAACAAAGGCGAAAAAATAGCATTCTGCTTAAATAAAAACAAAGGAAATAATGACAATCTTATAGATGAAAATACCCTGACATTTGTCGCCATTCACGAAATGTCACATATAATGACGAAATCTATCGGGCATAAAACTGAATTCTGGGATAACTTCCAATTCTTATTAGAGAATGCTAAAGAAGCCGGTATACATAAACCAGTCGATTACTCCAAAGAACCACAAGAATACTGTGGGATGAAAATAACGGACAATCCATACTTTGACAAGAACGACTGAATACATATCTCCGATATTTATAATTATTACTGCATTAAAATCACTAATAATTTACTTTCTTGATTCTGAATGGGAAGTTATTGATTTTTCACCCAGAAAATGCGAAAAAGTGCAAAAATTGAACACGATATAAACATTAAACCAGACATAAACAATAATAAATACGTTCAAACACACACACTCCAAAGCTTTATAACGAGATTAAGACGAAAATGGTATGCAATTATTGCAAAAACGCGGGTCATTCAGTAAATAAATGTGCCCTAAAATACATCACAAATTTGATGAGCATCATGAATACAGGTA